CGCCCACGAAGTTCGACAGCGCCTCGTCGAGCGTGCTCGCGCTTCGCGCCTGCGTTGCTGCCGAGCGCGCGGCGATCTCAGCCTCAGCCCCAAACGGCAGCAGCTCTGCCCGTCCGGTGAGAGCTGCCTGCTCGACCATCTCCCTCGCAGCCTGCATGTCCCCGGGGTTGACGTGCGCCTGCACGAACAGGGGACACGACACGCTGGTGTCCTCGCTGTCGATCAGGTCGCACAGCGCGCTCAGCCCCTCGACCTTGACGAAGCGCGGGCCGGCGAGCTGCTCCCACGACAGCTCATCCGTGTCGGTATCGTAGATCGCGAGCGTCCCGTACCCGTCAAGGCCGGGGTTGTTGAAGCCGGTGGGGACGAGCGCACCGACCTGCATCACCACCGTCCCCGAGTCGAGCGACCAGAGCCGGCGCGTGTGCCAGTTCCCCGCGAGCATCGCTGTGAAGTTGTGCGCCTCACCCAGGTCACGCAGCAGGTCGAGCTTCACTGCGTCACGCGCATCGCGCAGGAAGTGGGGCGTCTCGTCGTCGATGATGCCGACGTGCGTGCCGAGCAGGAGCCGGTCCGCCTTGCGCTCGGGGCGCAAGCACTCCGCGACTGTCGCCGGCAGCCACTCGGTCGCACGGCCGGGCCGGAACGGCACGAGCACCAGCCTCGCCTGCTTGCCGAGCGCGAGCACGCGGGGGGTGTCGACCACCCGGATGCCATCCACGTCGTCGAGCGGCGCGAGCGCGTGGTCACCCCGAGCCGTTGTCTCCTGCTCGTGGTTGCCGACCAGCAGCCACACCTGATTGAAGCACTCGCGAGACAGGGCACCGCGCACCGCCGCAAGCATCTGCGGCGTGGGCTGCGCGCTGTCGAACAGGTCCCCAAGCACGACCAGCTCCTCGACCCCGAGCTGGTGCGCGCGATCACACGCGGTGCGCAGTGCGGCGACGACAAAGCGACACCGGGCGTTGAGCCCGACCACGACATCGCCCCCGAACCTGCCGTGGTTCCCGACGTGAAGGTCTGCGAGGAAGGCGACGCGCATGACTACGACACGCGGGCCAGCCGCTTGCGCCCCTTCTCGGTGATGCGGTAGCGGGCGCGCTCGACGCGCTCCACCCAGCCGCCGCACACCAGCCGCCGCAAGGCGTTCCTCGCGAGCAGCTTCGCTCGCGGCGCAGACTCGTCGCGGTCCTTCTCCATGATCGCCTCGCCCATCGACTCGACGGAGAACGAGGCGCGCTGCCCGTCACCCCCGTCGTCGAGCAGGCCGACCAGCAGCAGCTCGGTCGAGTTCAGCTCGTCGTAGGGCACCTCGACCTCGGGGCCGCTCTGCCCTGTCGTCGGAGGGGGCCGCTCATCCTTGGGCATCTTGCGGAGGTCCGACTCCGCGCGCGTCTTGGCCATGCTCGATCTCCTTTCAGCTACCCGCCTTATGCGGGCGGGTCCGACTTCCAGCCCAGCTTGTCGAGCGCGTCGAGGTAGTGCTTCTCCCCGCGCGCGTTGTCCGCGACGAGCCCCTTGTCCTTCGCGTGGTTGAGCACCGACCACTGGTTGTCCCACCCCTTCGCGTAGTCGAGGCGGACCTGCGCCTTGCGCCACGGCGGGGCCATGCGGTTCTTCGCCCCGAGGAACGTGATCGTCTTGCCCGTGTGCTCGTCACCGTCCTTCACCGACTTGCCGCCGAACAGTTGCAGGCGCACGCTCGCGTGGAACTTCACCCCGTGCCCGCCCGGCGTCGTGTACTTGTCCCCGAACATCACGCCGATCTTCTCGCGCACTTGGTTGATGAACAGCAGCGCGGTGCGCCGCTCGGCCGCGAGCCGCAGCAGCGACCGACACATCTTCGACAGCACCCGGGCGCGCTCGCCCACGCGGTCGCCACCCGACAGCCCCTCGTCCACCTCGCGCTGCGTGGGCGTCGCCGCGATGGAGTCCCACACCAAGAGGTTCGGACCGACACCCTTGGGGATGGTCTTCAGCGACAGCTCCATCGTCTCGCCGCACTGCTCGATGCTCCCCGGCTGGAGCAGCGCGACCTGCTCGCGGTCGGCACCGAACACGGTGAAGCGCGTGCGGTCGAGGGCTTCCTCCGTCTCGATCCACATCGCCAGCCCACCCTCACGCTGCGCGCCAGCGACCGCCGCCATGGCGAAGCTCGTCTTGCCCACCCCCTCCTCGGAGTAGACCTCGACCAGCCGGCCCACTGGCAGCCCCCCACAGCCGAACACGTAATGGTCGACGGGAAGGATGCCGGTGGGCACGACCTCACTCACCTCGGAGCGCCCGGCCATGCCGTCACCCATGGTGAGCGCCGCGCCCTCACCGAATTGCTTGCGCACCGCATCGACGATGCGCTTGAGCGTTTCCTGCTTGGACATGCAAACCCCCTCGGAAGATTGGTGGGAACCGTCGGGAAGCTACTTCTGCTCCTCGTACTCGGCGTCCTCCACGTCGTCCTCGGCGGTACGCGCCGGAGCCTTGCTCGTCCTCGGCGCACCCTTCCCGCTATCACCCTTGCGCGGGCGCTCGGGGGGCGTCTCGCCCGAGAGGATCGCCGACAGCTCCTCGGTGCCGCGCACCACGGCGAACCGTTCGAGGTCGTGCTGCTGGTCGAGCCAGGCTTCGTTGCCCAGCGGGGTCTGCTTGCGCGCCGGCAGCACGCGGTACTTGGTGTCCTGCTTGCCGGTGCCCTCGCGCTCGATCACGATGTCGAAGCCGTAGAGCGGGTGGGTGAAGTCACCGCCCGCGTCTTCGTCACGGCGCAGCGCGATCAACGCCTCGTGGATCATCTTGCCGAACACCAGCACGCGCGGCCCGGCGTCCGGGTTCTTGCGGTCCACCGCGTTGCAGAACACGCGGCGCGTCGGGAACAGCTCGAACGCCTTCTCGCGGTCGGCCGGGTTGCCGCTGCGCTTGTACCGCTCGCCCTCCTGGCACACGGGGCAGACCTTCTGCCCCTTCGTCTCCATGCGCGGGCACGCGAACACCACCGGGCCGGTCGCCGCCGGCGGACGGTAGTAGTGCTGGTAGATCACGCGGAACGGGGACTTGCGCCCGACGGGCGGGGGGAGGATGCGGACCACGGTGCGGCCCGGCTCCAGCTTGAGGAAGTCCGCGCCGCCACCAGCGCGCTCGCTCTCACCCTGTTCGGACTCCGCTGCTTCCATGTCGTAGCTGCCGTACTTGACCAGATTGCTCATCGCACTTGCTCCTTGTCGTTGTTGGCCGTTTCAGCCGTTGAGTTTCGCCCCACGCGACTCATCTCGCAGTTGGGGATCGTGCTGCATCTCCGCGCGGACGTGCGCGCCGAGCGACACCAGCATGTCGCGTTTCGCGCGCAGCGCGTCGACCGCGCCGTACTTGTGCATCTTGTCGGCCTCGGCCTCGACCATCGCGAGGCGCGCGTTGCCGTACCGGTCGTCGAGCTCAACGCGTGAGTCGACCATGCTCTCCGTCACCTTCGACTCGGTGACGAGCAGGCGCTCGCGCAACTCGATCCGAAGCCGCGCGTTGAGCTGGTCCAGCTCCAGCTTGCGCACGAGGAACGTGCGCTGCGCGTCGGCGTACCTCGCGTTCCAGTACGCGAGGTCGGAAGGCAGGCGCACGAACTCCTCCTGCAAGGCGAGGGGTTCGATCTTCACCGCGTCCATGAGTGCGGTGTGCGGGTCGTCGTGTTCCATCACCCCTGTCTTAACGCCCCCCTCTGACATTCCTACAGCAGCTTGTACTTCGTGAGCGAGCCCCACGCCGGCCCGGTTTCGAGGTCGACCACCAGGGGCACCCCGGCTGAGTACCACGACTGCATGATCCGGCGCACCTGATACGCGGCCTCGGGCAGCACGTCCTCGCGGACCTCGATCAAGAGCGCGTCGTGGACGGGCAGCAGCACGCGCGCCGGCACCGCGTCGTCGAGCACCCAGCGCACCACCTCGACCAGCGAGGACGTGCAGTACTCCGTCGCCGTGCCCTGGATCGGCGTGTTCCAGCTCCCGTGCTCGGCGCGCGAACGGATCTCGTCGTCACCATCAGCTACTTGGTAGAGCGAGCGCCGGCGGGCGGGCTGTCCGTTCCACCACGTCCAGGTGTACCCGGTCGCCTTGGTTTCTCGAAGCTGCTCGCGCATCCACGAGGCCAGCTTCTTGAACCGGCCGAAGATCGCCTCGCGCACGCGCGTCGCTTCCTCGACCTTGCAGTTGATGTCCTTCGCCAGCGTGCGGTCGCTCTTGCCGTAGAGCAGGCCGAAGTTGATGATCTTCGCCGCGCTGCGGTGGCGCTTCTCCACCTGCTCGGGTGGGATGCCCCACGCCATCTGCGACACCATCTCGGCCGTGCGCTGATGGAAGTCCTGCCCGGACTTGAACACGTCGATCATCGCGACATCACCGGAGAGCATGGCCGCGACGCGCAGCTCGATCTGCGAGTAGTCGGCCTGGAGCAGGACGTACCCCGGCGAGGCGACGAACACGTCCCGCGCCATCTTCCCCTCGGGCGAGTCCCCACGCGGGATGTTCTGAAGGTTGGGGTCGGTGCAGGACAAGCGCCCCGACCGCGCGCCGTCCAGCTTGAGGTTCGGGTGGATGCGCCCGTCCGTGCGAACGTGCGCGAGCATGCCGGCCGCGTAGGTCCCCTTCAGCTTGGTGAAGGTGCGGTACTCCACGATGTCGCCCGCGATGGGGTGCTGACCGCGCAGCGCCTCAAGCGTCTCGGCATCGGTCGAGGGGCTGCCCTTGTCGGTGAGCTTGTGCGGCGTGAGACCCAGCTTCTTGTAGAGCAGGTCGCGCACCTGAAGCGAGGAGTTCGGGTTGAAGCCTGGCTCGAAGCGTCGCGTGATCTCGTCGATCTTGCCCGCGAGGTACTGGTCGAACAGCTCCAGGGCGCGAACGTCGACCGGCACGCCCCACGTCTCGACCTGCTCGACGGCCCACGCTGCGCCCGACACCACCTCGTCCCACACGCGCAGCAGTGGCGGCTCGGCCCGCAGCTCGGCCTCCAGCTTCTCGCCCAGCATCGTGGTCGCCACGGTGTCGCGCGCGTTGTACGGCAGCAGCACAGACTCGGGCAGGTAGGCGTACAGGAACTTGCGTGTCTCGATCTCCGCACCACCCAGCCGCACCAGCGTCTCGGTCGCGGGGTCGAGGTTGAATCGGCCCAGCTCGCCATCACGCCGCGCCCGCTGCACCGCCTTGCCCGCGTCCTTCAGCGCCGCCTGTGCCTCGGCCTTGTGCCCGCCCATGCCGACCAGCTCGGCCATGGTTTCGAGGTCGGCCGCTGCCTCGGGGTCGAGCAGCTTCCGCCACAGCCGCGTGTCCCCGACCATCCCGGCCGGCACCGCGCCCCACGCCGACCGCACGGACAGGTTGTCGTACTTCACGTTCTGCCCCAGCAGCTTGATGGCGGGGTCGGTGAGGAGATCGATGAGCCCCTGGCGGAGCTCGACATCAGCGAGCGCCGCTCGATCCCACAGCCACGGGCTGCGGCTGCCGGCCGCGCACAGGGACGCGCAGAGAATCTGAAAGCCGGGCTCCCACTGGTAGCCGGCCGTCTCCACGTCGTAGGCGCTCCAGCGCGCGGCGAGCAGCTCGGCTCGCACGGTCGTGAGGTCCGACGCATCGGTCACGACGCGCACGCTCTCGCTCCACGGCGGGGTCACCGGCACGTCGGTCGTGAGCGCCCACTTGAGATCGGCCTCGAACCACTGGCGCACGAAGCGATTGCGCAGCGCGGCCAGCGGGTGCAGCAGCAGGAACACCGGGACGGGCTCAAGATTGGTGCCGGCCACGAGCCAGCCGTAGCCGCGCCGCGCAGACAGCGAAGACACGTTGCGGCCGAGCACGCTGTACGAAGCCCACGGCCCGAGCGCGATGATGCGCGTCGGGCGGACCTCGTGGATCGTCTGCGCGAGGAAGCCCCGACACTCGTCGACCGCCTTGTCGGTGATCCCGCTACGCCCGGCGAAGCAGCGCGTCGCGTTGTCGAGCGCGATGGGTCCGTGCCACCACTGCTTGACGAGCTGGCGCAGGTAGCGCCCGGCCTCGCCCACGAACGGCCTGCCGGCAGAGTCCTCGTTGCGACCCGGCCCGTCCCCCACGACCAGCACGCCGTCGGGCTCACCGTCCGCGCCCATGCAGATCGTCTGGGCCTTCTCGTGCAAGGTGCACCGCTCGCACGCGCCCGGCGAGAGCATCGTGCGGGAAGCCGTCTCGACCGGCGCGAGCTGCGGCTCGCTGTAGAGGGGGAGCTTTCTCACTCGATGCCCAGCAGCTCAGCGGTGCGCAGCACACGCTCGTCGAGATTCGTGATGCGCGCGAGCACCGGCACGCGCTCGCGCAGCGAGGTACACAGCGCCAGGACATCGCGCGCGCTTTTGCACCCGTGCTTCTCGTGCAGGTAGACCACGACATCGCGCAGCTTGGCGGCGTCCGCCAGCGCGGCGACCAGCCCTTCAGACCCCCCGTTGCCCGGTGTAGGTGCGGCACCCACACTAGCGGGCTTGGCGGGCTCGCCTGCCACTACAGCGGCCGGTTGCGGGGGGCCAGACCTAGGCACCTCCCCCCCAGTCGGGCCTGCTGGCGGGCCAGCCAAGGGGCCAGGAAGGGAAGCGACGCCCATCCCTTCTCCCGGACTTCCCGGTGATGTAGGCACTACACCTACATTGGAGCCATTGGGCGGGGAGTCGGGTGTGACCACGACCAGCGCGGCCGCGTTGTCGAGGGCGCGCAGCACGCGCATGGCGACCTCGGAGGTGAGTCCTTGCAGGGTCAACGTGATCGTCATCAGTGTCCTCTCGTCGTGCAGCCTTATCGCTTCTCGCCGCGATTCACGCGAGCAACGCGCGACGCGCTTCTTCGTGCAGCCACGCGAGCGGCACCTCGTCGGGGTCGATGCGCGGCGGCAGCCGGACGCTGCCGGCGTGCTGCCCACGGAACCGCAGCTTGAGCGCGAGCATGCGCCCTTCCTCCCAGGCGTCCCCGTCGAGCACGATCACGACGGGGCGGTTCGACGCGACGAGCGCCTCGACCTGCGACCCGCTCGGCTTGCCCAGCAGCGCGACCGCGTTCGGCCAGAGCGCGAGCACGTCGAACACCCCCTCGACCACCATCGCCGGCGCGGTCGTTCGCTCGCGCAAGATCGAGTGGCGGTAGAGCAGGTCACCGCGCTGCATCCCTCGCGGGTAGAGGTAGGTGCGCTCAGCCTGCTTGTTCCATGTCCGCGCAACCCACCCGGCCCACGTCCCGTCGTCCGCCATGATCGGCACAACCACCCGGTCGGCGTAGCGCCCGGTCGCGCAAGCCCCGATGCCCGCGTCGCGCCACAGGCGCTCGTCGATCCCGCGCCCGCGCAGGTAGCGGCGCGCCGGCTCCAGGCACAGCGCCGTCTCGCCTTCGTGCGAAGCGAGCGCGAGAAAGCCGGGCGGCGGGTCCATCGCCTCGATGGGCACGGGCGGCGCGTCGGCAAGGGACTCGGGCAGCGCGAGGTTCTGCGCGCGGCCCGACATCCCGCACCGGAAGCAGTGGTAGCCGCCGGTCTGCACGAACACACCGAAGCTCCGCTTGCGGTCGGGCTTGCCGAGCGTGGACGAACAGAACGGACAGTTCGTGCGCCACCACCCGTTCGCGCTGGGGATGGCGTCGAGCAGCGCGCCGGCAACCAGCCCGTCACGCGGCCCGCTCACACAAGCCCCCAACGCCGCAGCAGCCGGTCGGGTGGTACCTGCCCCGAGTAGCACTGCGCGCAGCCACGTCCCTCGCATTCACCGCAGGTCCGCCACTCACTCTCGCGGTTGATCGCGCGCCAGCGAGCAGGCGGCAGCGCGGGCACAGCTCGAAGCGGGGCACGCAGCTTGGGTGCGCCGTGTGGGGGATGCAGCCGCTCGATCTTGCAGCTCTCGTCGCGACACCAGCCGCGCAGCGGCTCCAGCTCGTCGCGGAAGACTCGCCGGCTCACTTGTTCACGTAGACCATGCGCCCGCGCGCGAAGTCGTGCGGCAGCGGGCCGATGCTCGCGTGCGCCTTCCCGATGCGGTACTTCGCGATGTAGTACAGCAACTCCTCGTTCTCCTCGCCGCGCAGGTTGAGCGTGACCACCACGTCCGCCACGCGGCTCTTGTGCATCGAGTCGGCCACGTCGTCCGTGTCCGACTTCTTCTTGGTCTTGTCACTCGACCGACGCTTCTGCGAAGCCGTCCAGCCGAAGAACTTGTGCTCGACCGCCAGCACGCGCAGCCCCTCGTACACGACGCGCATGGTCCGGTACTCCGAGCCGTCCTTCTCACCCGGCACCTTCGCGGTCAGCTTGTCCGCGTAGTCCACGATCAGCACGTCGACCTGCCGGCGCGCGAGCTGCTCGCAGCCCTTCACCCACTCGCGCAAGTCCTCGACCGTGGTCGCGTGCGGCGTGAAGTCCTTGACGTAGCAGCGACCAAGCGTCGGCATCATCGCGACCAGCCGGCGCTTCGCCTCCTCCATCGAGCCGTCCATGATCGCGTTGATGGGGACGCCGGTGAGGTTGGCCTTGATGCGCGACAGCACCAGCGCCTCGGGCAGCTCCAGCGTGGCGTACAGAACGTGCAGCCCGCTCTGAAGCGCGGACGCCGCCGCGTGCGAGAGGAACATGCTCTTGCCGTCCCCCGTCCCCCCGACCACCATGCCCAGCGCGCCGCGCCACAGCCCGCCGTCCAGCGCGAGGTCAAGCTCACTCACGCCGGTCGCGAGGCGTTCGAGATGGCGCACGCCTTCGATGGCCGCGAAGGAGTCGGCCCCGATGAGCGTGCCGACCGAGGTGTCCGCCTTGCCGAGGCGCGCTGCGTCCCCGATCAGCTCGGCCACGCGGGCGAAGTCGCCGCGCTTGGCGTACTCGTCCATCGCGGCCTCGACCGCCTGGGACTGCACGCGGCGTTGCAGCAACGGCGTCAGCTCGTCCACCACTGCGTCTTCAGGTGCGAGCCCCGTCTCGTCGGCCTGCTCCAGCAGGTCGAACACCCCGGTGATCTGCTCCTGCGTGACGCGCCCGTCCTGCATCCACCGCTTGAGCCGCTGCATCACCAGCACGCTCGACTCGGGGCCGTGCCCGGAATCCTGCGCGATGGCGTGCGCGGCTTGGAGCGCGAGCTGCGCGCCGGGTGCGGCCAGCGCCTCGGGTTCCATCGCACGACCGATGCGCCCGTAGAAGCGCGGCCGTGAGCACGCGAGTGCGACCACCATCCGCTCGAACGCAGGGTCGAGCCCGTAGGACTCGACTCGCCGCTTGACGCCCGCCATGCGCTAACCCCCCCAGATCCACTCGCCCTTTTGCGCGAGGTAGCGCAGCCGGGCTTGGGTTTCTTGCGACGCCTTGGTTGCTTCGGACACGAGCTGCGCGTACAGCTCCGCGCGCTCGCCGAAGTACGTGCTCACGATCTTCGCGACATCCTGCGAGCTCGGCGACTGGGCACGCCGGAGATCAGCGAGCATCGAGTCGTACCGCCGCCGCAGCTCGTGATGCGCCTCGCTCCAGACCACCCGCCCCCCGCCGTAGCTCGACTCCTCCGACCGGAACCACCCGTGCTTCTCCTCCACGCGCCGGGCCGAGTACACCCAGCGCAGGGGCGGCGGCTTCTTCGCCAGTCGCTCGTCCCCATGCCGCTGCCACACGTCCACGCTGAACGCAGCCCACGCCGCCGGCGCAATCTCGTTCTCGATCAGCACACGAGCTGTGGCCACCAGCCCGGGGTACAGCTTGCTCGCCGTCAGCTCCCCGCGCGCCAGCACCCAGCACCGCCCCTTGTACCGGCTCTCCACCGCGCCCCGGTACGCACGCAGCAGCACCTCGACCTGCTCGCGCTCGGGCTTGGTCGCGTCGAGCTGCGGCGGGTTGGGCACGTAGGCGGGGGGCACCGCTGCCGCCCCGGGGTAGGGGGGGACACCGGCCGGGCGCTGCCAGGGCGCAGCGCGCCCGCCCGCCAAGCCGTGCCCGCGCTCGTCCACCGTGACCTCGGGCTGGAGCGGCGCGGGGGAACTCTTGTTCAGGTCGGGTTCGGGGGGCGGGGTGAGGTCGGGCGGCAGGTCGCGCGAGTCGACGTGCTGGTCACACAGGTGAGCTGGGGTGGGCCCGGTCTGGAAGACAGGAAAGTCGCCGCGCGCCAGCGCGGTATCTCCCCCTTTAGGGGGAGATCCCTTCTGAACAGAGTAAGAGATAGTCCCCACACTTGAATTCGGGCTGACCCCACACTTGATTTCTGTGACCCCACACTTGATTAACGGCTGATCGATGAGCGCAGGGGTCACCGAGCTCGCGCTGCTCGAATCAATCCTGGGCCTGCCGGCACCCGCCCGACGCCCCCCGTAGGTGTGGGTTTCCTTCAGCCGGGCGCTGGTTTCCGGGGTGACGAGGACGTGCTCGCCTGCCCACTTCACCATCACCCGGCGCAACCGCACCACCCGCTCGACCTGCCCGCCCCAGGTGTGCGGCAGCCACACCCGGCGCATCGCGGCCGGGGTGACACAGCCCAGGCGCAGCAGGCGCTTCATCCCCTGCTCGACCGTGCTCAGTTGCGCGCGGCGCAGCTCGCCCTTCACGACACCGCTCGCCGCGCTGGCGATAGTCTCGTGGCCGACGAACGTGTAGCCGTGGGCGTCTGTGTAAGCGAGGAGGATGTTCAGGGCGCGGGCGGCGCGGGGGCCGATGCGCTTGGTGAAGTCGTCGCGCTTGAGCTTGATGCGGGCGGGGTGGGTGGTGGGATCATGTAGGAGGGATCGGGCGCTCACCGCTGCACCCGCCTGTTATTCCAAGCGCCAGACATGAAAACGCCTCCGGAACTCTCGGGGTATCGTGATGGGGCGCAGTGTGCTGAGCTGCCTGTGAGTGCCCTGAAAAAGCCAGTACAGTCAGACAAACCCAGCACGACCCCCCGAGAAGTACGGAGGCGCTTTCAGGTCACTCAGCAAACCCCGGCGAG